CGACGACTGCTTCAACTGAGCAAGCGAGTTTTGGATATTACCAAACGCTTGTCGAGTCGCGTCAACTGCGCGGATAATGAATGAGGCTTCAGCCATGTTTTTTGGTCACTTGCTGCTGATGGTGAAAATAGGCGAGCCAACCAGTCAATTCCTGAGCCGGCATCGCCATGACCTCATGCGCAAACTTGCCGAGCTTTTCCGCTAATGCATAGATGGCGAGGAGGTCGGCACCCTCGCCACCGTGGATCAGTTTTTTAGCTCTTCAACTGGCGGCGCAGCCTCCGACAGAATGAAGTTGGCGACACGCGCAATGAGATTTGAGTCGGCCTTGTGCAGCAAGGTCATCTTGTGGTCAGCGTTGAACAGCTTGTTGCCGTCCTTGTCTGCTGCCTTTAAGATTAGAACATCGACTAGAAGCTCCATGTCGTTGTCCTTGGCCTTGCGGTAAAGGCGATTTTTCTCGGCCAGCGTGACTGGCGTTGCGTAGATCGTCAGCTTCCACTCAAGCACCTCAATTGAGCGGGTGCCGAGCGCGGCGAAGTGTTCGCGTACTAGGTCAATTGCATCCATTAGACCGTAACGGTGCTCAGGGCGCCGTTCCCTTCAATGGAAATCGAACCTTCAACCATGCCGTCGAACGCAGCCGAGATGTCGAACTTCGTCACGATGCCGCCGCCTGTGTAGTAGGTGGCCGTCGAAGCAGTGCCTTCCGGATAGAGGTTGACCGTAACAGATGAACCAATGGTCAAGGCAATCTGTCCAGCGTCGACTTCGTCCCAGTAAAGATCGCCCGAAACAGACCAAGTGCGGAGCGTTGCCTTACGAGTGCGGTAGGTGTCTCCGATGATGGAGTCTTCGACGACATCCGACGAATGCGCAAGCGAGTAGTTGCGCAGTTCGCCAATGGTGGTGCTGCTGATTCGAACGGTGCCTTCGCGGCCCAGGTGGTTTGCCATATTAGTCAGTGGTTAGATAAATGCAGTTGAAAGTATGACGCGCGACGCCCCAGCGCTTGTCCTCGTCGTCCTCCATCACATATTGCACAGATGTCAGATGAAGGTCGTCACAGGCGCCGCCAAGGGTAACATCCTCCAAAACGGCTGCCTCGACCGCGGCCGAGCCGGTGTCGAATAGATCGTCAATGTAGGTCACTCCGGTTTGCGCGGTGAAATAATCAACATGGACGGAAAGCTGTCGGTATTGGACACGATTGCTTGGCGCTAGCGAACGCACTTCAATTTGCTCGTCGACGGCATAGACTGCCGCCGCCGGAAACGACATTGAGGTTAGGGTGTTATTCCGACCTCTTAACAGGTTAGCGGTCGGCACGATTGCACCGCCAGCAGTTAGCTTGGCAGCAATCGCGTTGCGAATTTGTGTGCGTGTGCTCATGCAGAGAGAAGCGGAGGTGTGGCGGCCGGAGGAAGTCTGTCACCTTTAACTCGTACAAATCCAAGGTTTACCGCGTGCCCAGCCAGAACACGTTGCAGCTTTCGCTGAGTGATCGCAATGCGTCCACTCAATGCAGGACGAACAACAATTTGCTGGTATCGCGGAATCTTGACGTTCAGATTTCGCGCGATGATAAACGGATTTTTACTGGTATAATCATACGTCACGACGCCGGCCTTGTTCGCCAGCTTTTCGGCATACTTCTTATACTTGGCTCCAGTCGCCTTTGCTGTAGGGATCCAGCCGGCCAAATGCCAGCCAACGCGCGAGGCCAAACCTACCTTTTCCTTGTTTCCGATCAACGTGTTGAAGTCCTTACGGTAGGCTGCAAACGGTCTATTCGCTCTGATTCTGCCGAACCTATCACGCAGCGCAATATGCTTTGCGGCCAGTTCTTGATACGAGCCGAGCATCACCTTACCATGTAGCCAACTTAGCGAGGCAAGATTGGGAAGTCGGAACAGTTCATTAAGTTTGTCAGTGTTGCGCCTTCTGATGTAGCCAGCAATCGACTTGTAGAAACCGCCCTGCGTGGCTCTGCTGTTGAAGTAGTCATAGTCAAGCGGCACCGCTAACTTGCGAATATCGGCCTGCATATTTTGCACGCCGTCTTTCCGCTGTTTTGGCCGCGTAAACTTCAAGATGTGCTGCGTGACGTACTTTGCTTCTTGCTTGATTACCATTCCATAATCGACGGAAGCAGCCGACGCCAAGCGACCGAGCGCCATTTCCAGTTCTCGGGTTCTTGCCTCAATGGCGATCATATCGACTTCTTGACCTCGATCTGCACTCCGGTGCCCTCCGCATCAAACTCCATGTTCTCGATGAAGTACGTCACTCCAGCGCGCACGACGGTCGTCGTCAGCTGCGGAGCAGTCACGACCTGCGACGCTAAGAAAAACACGGTAAACCTGCCCTCGTCGCGACGCTGATCTTCGAACGACTGGAACATATTCCGCGAGTTGTTCCAGACGCCGGTGATGGCCGTGTTGAAGATGCTGAACGTGATGCCAGCCTGATCTTGAATGGCCGAAAAGTCCGCCTCCAGGCGCGTCGGGTCAAAGTCTCGGACGGTCATACTAAAGGGCCAAATGTCACAACCTTGGACTTGGCGGTGATCGTATCATCCTGCGGCGTGCCGGACGGAATGTGCCAATAGGACGACCGCACGGCATTGCAAATGATGGCAGGTGCTGAGTTAACGGTCATCACCTGCCGAGCGTCACGCAACATCCGGATCAGGTCAGGAATGGACCGTGCCGTGAGAAACAGCGACTCAGACCAGCCGGCGGCAATGCACGCCTCGGCCTGCCGCTCCTCGGCCAAGATTCGCATCGGAGCGCCGAAGGTCTGGAAGGCATACTGGCAGATGATTGCCGGCGACATCTTGACCGTTTGGCTGTAGCCGAAAGGGGAAACGATGGCGGTCTGTGGACCGTACAGATGGTCCTCGACGGCTGACATCGTCGGCACTCGATCAAAGACGATTGAACGGTCTAGGCCGTCGCACTCGGGCAGCAGCCCGTACACGAAGTCTTCCCACGACTTCCCACTAGCGCGGAAAGCAACGTACTTATCCGGCCAGATCTGCAGGTCGATTCGCCGTGCCTTTAGGTCACGCCCAGGCGATGTCGGCCGCGCGTAGCTGACGGCCTCAAAAACGCCGTAATACTGAGGCAGGCACTCGATGGCTACCTCGTATCCCGCCGACGCAAAGTGCCTCGCTATTGGCAAGCAACGGAGGATATCGCCCAGCCGCTCGTGGTAGACTAAGACAATGGTCTTCATGGCAGCAGTCGGTTGTACTGATCGGCCGTCTTGCCGGCGACCCAGCCATGGAACCCGAAAGAGCAGGCAGGTCCGCAGTCGCCCTCCTCGATGTAGTGCTCCCATGAAAACTTGGCGGCAATCTCGACTGGCGCGTACTTCATGCCCAGTTCAGTCAGCGGGCGGTTGAGCACTTGGCAGGTGAACACGTCGCCATTCTGACCAGCCCAGAGCGGAATCGCTGCGGCCGTGGCCTCAAGGAAGCGCTTTGAACGCAGGCAGAATCCGGTATTCCCGACGCGGTGCTTTGTGCCCCAGGATGCCGGCCAAGGTGCGCCGATCATATCGTACTGCAACCAGTCATCATTCCACAGTTGAGGGTTGATGATCCAGCCGTCATGCGAGACGAACAGCGCGTGCGAGGTGTGAACGTGGCGCGCTAGTTCCTCGATCTCGCAGCGCATCGCGTCTTGGTAGTTCTTAGGCGTGTCAATCAGCACCGAGGCTGCAAAGCCGAACATCCGTTCGCAGTGCCGCATCACGCGAGCGGTCCGCTCTGGATTCGCTCCATCCGTCGCGATCAGCGTCACATCCTTGAGAGTCTTCATGATGCCTCCTTGGTCACAGCGTCCGGATTGCGCAGCTGAAACAGCGCGCTACCTCGCGCATAGCGTTCGCGCTGGTTGTTGTGCTGGTAGGTCGCATCTAGTTGACCATGACCGAATTGCGGATGCGCGTGGACAAAGGTGATCTTGTCGCGTGCGTCGATGACCACGCCATCCTTCCAGGCTCGATGCGAAAACTCGTCATCCGAGAAGACCGACTCGTAGCCAGCGTAGAACATATCGCCCTGCTTCTCCCAGCGGCCGCGCGACATAATCGCCATGCAAAGCAGCGAGTCCTTGCGTGCGCCGTCGTTAATGGCGATGACGACTTCTTCCTTCGCAAGATCGCGGTTCGCGACTAGCTCTAGCAGTCGCAAGTCCCAGTGCAGCGGAGGCAGCCAATCATCGGATAGCTGAATGATGAGATCGCCAGACGCCTTGCGCGCTCCCTTGTTCCAAGCTGCTACGCAACTGCGCTGATCGGAAACGACGTGTTCGAACTGCTGGGACATCTCCATTGATACGTTGTCGTCGAGGTCGACGCAGAAGATGTGCTCCACGTTGGCCGGATTGAATGCGCTCTGCAGGAACGCCTCACGGCACGCCACGGCCTTGCTTGAACGACCGCGGGTCGCATGGACTAGCGAGATCGTTGGCCGTGAGTGATTGTGGAACATGGCCTGCAACTCAGCCGCACGCTCCATCTTGCCGGCGTATCGCGCTGCACGCGCGGCCAGATCAATGCCATACCAGCCGTAATGCTTGGCCTCGTGCGTCCACGGCCGGATCTCGCCTGGCGGTTCCGGCCGGAGCAGTGCCTGCTCGGCCCAGTAAAAGGCGCGTTCCTTGTCCTGCTTCTCGAAGTAGAGCAGCACCAGCGAGGTCAGCGCCTCGCGACACCAGGGAAACACGCCGTGCGCCTCTAGGCAGTAGCGGATGGCGTCGCGGTGATTGCCGCAGCACCGTGCCAAGTTCAGAAGCGCCTCGTACTTAAACGAGTCCATCAAGTTCGGCATCGAGATCGCAATCTTCGCGAACTCCTCCGCGGCCTTGTAGTTGCCCGAGCAGTAGTGCTCTTGATGAAGGTAAAAATACTGTGCAGCCGTATCGCGAACTGAATTGCGCAGGATTCGCAGATTGCGCGTGCGGTTCTCTCGCTTGACCTCAAGCGGTGCGTGGACCCAGACCGGATCGTTTAAGTCCATGTGCTTGTCGCCGGCGAGCAGCAGCAGGTTCTCGTGGACATCGTGGTGCCACTTACGGCCGGCATGAAAACTCGCGCGGCGCATGGCTCGTTCACGGTAGAGCTTCTTATTCGTACCGCGGACATCGTAGAGGAATCGCACCATTGCCACCTCCGCTGCTACGCCGGCCAGCGTTTCGCGCAGACGCTCGGCACCGTCCATGATGTCGTCGCAATCGGCCCAGATCAGCCAGTCACCCGTGCCCTGCCGGAACGAGTCGTTGCGCGCCTCGCCGAAACTGTCGACGTGCTCCCATTTCTCCGCACCGTACTGGTTTTGATGCTCGGAGAAGATGAAGCGTTTGCCATTGGCTTCGCACCAGTCACGCGCGATAGACAGCGTAGCATCCGGTTTCCGCGAGCCGATGGCTCGGACTAGAGAAAGTTCATCAAAGGCCGGAGCGAATGAGTCCAGCATCCGGCCGATGTGGTGCTGTTCATTCCCGCAGATGACACAAAGCGAAATGCGCATGGCATGGTCGAGAACGTCAAAAAAGAAACACCGCCCAGCCTATGCTGAACGGTGTCGGGCCAATGATGCCATCATTGGTGGGGCAAAGAAAACCCCACCCAGCCGAAGCCAGGTGGGGCGTGAACACAACGACCCTAACAAATCTTAGCTGTACTGCGTAGCGACCAGCTGCGCAGCGTTGGTGTTGACGACCTTCTCGGCAACGTAGTGCGACGCGCGCACGATGTTGCTCTTGATGGCCTCATCACGGTACGAGAACACGCCGGTCGGGCTGCCGTACTCCTGCCAGTTCAACGTGAAGGCAGCGCCACCTCCAAAATAGCCGGAGGAGGCATCGGTCACGGAACCCACCCAGATGTAGTCATTCGACCACGCCTGCGCGGACGAGAACGCCAGACCTTCCTTGGCGGCATCGTAGCTCGCGCGACCAATCAGAACCTCGGAAACGCCGAAGACCTCGGCAGCAGCCTGCTGCGAAGCGTTGAGGATGGTGTCCGTCGAGAGGCCCGTACCGCGGAGGCGGTTCTGGAACTTCGTGGACGCCTTGATGCGGGTCCAGACCGGGTTGCTCATGACAACGCGGAGGTTGTCGCGGCTTTCGCCCAGGGCCAGCAGGCGGTCAATCGCGGCCTCGACATCGAGACCCACGTCGAACGTCGCGAGATTCGCGGTCGTGTACGCGGTGCCAGAGTTCGTCGAGGTGAACGTCGACGCATTGAAGATCGTGCTAGAAACGCGAAGTTCATGCGCGAGCAGGAGCTTGCGGAGGCACAGCTTGGTCGCGATGACTTCGGCGTCGAAGAAGCGCGACACGTCCAAGGCCACCGTATCGTCTACGGCCTCTTCGTAGCCGTACTCCAGCGCGGTGTACGTCTCCTGCGTGAAGGCGCGCGTGCCGCGAGCGTAGGTCGCATACGGCGAACGGTTCTTCACGTCGCTCTTGAGCAGCTGGCCCTCCTTCAACTTGAAGGAAGGATACTGGCCGGCGCGGACGGGAACATTGAGAATGGGCATCACGCGGGTGCCGATCAGGTTGGACTCAAAGTCCTTGGCCTGTTCAACAACACCGGCGAGATCGCCACGGAAAATTGCAGCAGCGTTCGTATACATGGTAGGTGCTATTAGATGTTCTTGGCGATGAACTCGATGATCGAGCCATCGGTGCCAGCGGTCGTGAGCGACTTGCCGACGGTGACGGTGCCGGTGGGGCTGATTTGCCCAGACGCAGCCAGATATAGCGTGTCATTAATCGTTACGGGACCAGTGACCAGCGTACCCTTCTGGGTGCCGCCGTTGTTCAGGAACTTCACGGTAACGTAGTCGCCGGAAGCCGCGTCGATCTGCGCGATGCCGTCAACGCTGCCGGTAGAAGCAGCGAGACCGACACCACCGTTGGTGGAGATAACCACCGCGCGGAAGGCGGTGATCGTAGCATTGGCAAGGAAAGATCCCGTGCCGAAGTATTGGGTGCTCATGGTGGGTTGATTAGAGTTTCACGATTTCGCCACCCTGCACGCGGGTGCGGTAGGCAGCGTACTCGTTCTTATGATTCTGCACGCAGAACGCGATGGCCGCGCTCTTGCTCTTGAGTTCCGTCGCCTTGGCAGCAACCAGCTCTTCAAACTTCTGCGCAGCGGCAGGAGCAGGAGCAGCGGGAGCCTCGGAGGCGATGGCCTTGGTTACCGGAGCGCCAAAGGACTTGGCAAACTCCTTGACGGCGGCGAGACCAGCAGCCTCGGCGGCCAGCTTGATCTCGTCGTTACGGGAGGCCATTGCGACCTCCTTGTCGTCAGGCTTCGGCAGCATCGACTCCAGCTTGGAGAGACGCTCGCCCAGGCCCATCATGGCCGACTCAATCATGCCGGCGATGGCTTTCTTGTCTTCGTCGTTCATAGGGGAAAGTTCTTCGGGTTTCATCGAAAACAGCCCGTCGGCATTTGCCGCGGGTTCGCTGACCAGATCGCAAGAGTAGATTTCCGAGCAGCGTTGAAGGACCGTTTTCTTGTCGTTCGCAAGTTCGGTCGGACCGCTAAAGGCGATGGACATTCCGAACGTGTCCGGAATCTTTTCGGCAATCTCGAAAATGTACGCGCGGTGCGGAGTGTTTTGCAGAACGTGGAAGTTCGCGATCAGCTTGTTGCCGGCGATGCGAAAGTCGGTCAGGTATCCGACGATGTCGGCAGCACCGCCGCCGTGGTCCATCTTTACCTTGAGGCCGCCGGAGTAGGTTTCGGCCTGCGCCTTGACCTGCTCAATCGTCGTGGCGTCGATATTTACACCGTGGCCTAGTGCTCGGCCTTCGGTGATGACGGCAACGTCGTGAATGACTCCGGTCGATTCGTCGATCTGCCCGACAAAGCCACGGGCAAAGTAGGAAGGGCACGCTTCGGTCATCACAATT